GAAGAGCTCTTGGCGAGCTTGGTCATCCCGAAGGTCCGCAGATTAATCTGGATCGTGTTTCTCATATGATTACTTCTTTGAAAAGAGAAGGTAACAATTTTGTTGGTAAAGCAAAATTGATGGACACACCTTTTGGTAATATTGCAAAAGGTCTTATTTCAGATGGTGTAAAACTTGGCGTTTCTTCTCGTGGTATGGGTTCGCTCAAACCAAACAATGAAGGAATTAATGAAGTACAAGATGATTTTCATCTTGCAACTGCCGCTGATATCGTAGCAGATCCGTCCGCTCCAGATGCATTTGTAAATGGCATCATGGAAGGTGTAGAATGGATTTGGGAAAATGAATTACTTGTTGCTAAAAAGCCGCAGGTTGTAGAAGAAACAGTTAAAGAAATTGAAACTGCAGTTTCTTCGCGAGAACTTGAAATGCAAAAGTTACAGATCTTCGAGAACTTTATGAAGAAGATTTCTAAAATTTAAAACAAATAAATAGTTAAAAATACTACAAGGAGTCTAAAATGTCAGACAGAGAAACTACTGAAATCGTTCAGGATGAAGTTCTCGAGCAAGAAGTTGTTGAGAATGAAGTTCTAGACGAAGAAGGTCTAGAGGAGCAGTCAGCTGGTGCTGCTACATTGAAGCCGAATCCAACTCGCGCTGAGATGCTTGCAACATTTTCTTCACTTCTTTCTCAAATGAAAGGTGAAGATCTTTCGCACTTCTTTAACGATTCAATTCAAAAGATGAGCACCGATAATGTTCCATCTGCAACTGCACCAGGCGGCGGTCCTGCTCTTGGCCAAATGCCAATGGATACGTTGTCTGCTGTAAAAGAAGACGTTGCAGAAATGTTTGCTGGTGAAGATCTTTCAGAAGAAACACAAGAAAAGATGACAACTATCTTTGAAGCAGCAGTTGCTGCACGTGTTTCTCTTGAAGAAGCCCGTCTTGCTGAAGAAGCGGAAAATGTTATTGCTGAACAAGTAGAAGCAGTAAAAGAAGAAATGGCAGAAAAGCTTGATCAATACATGGACTACGTAGTAGAATCATGGATGGAAGAAAATCAGCTTGCTATTGAATCTACACTTCGTGCAGATATTGCAGAGAATTTCATGGAAGGATTGTATAATCTGTTTGCAGAGTCTTACATCACCGTTCCTGAAAACAAGATTGATGTTGTAGCAGAACTCAAGTCTTCTGTTGAAGAACTTGAAGCTAAGCTTGATGAAGCAATCAATAAGAATCTCGAACTTCACAATACTATTGATGAAGCTCGTAAAGAAACTACCTTTGACGAGGTTTCAGAAGGTCTTGCTGCCACTCAGGTAGAAAAGCTTCGTACTCTCGCTGAAGGAATTGAATTTACTGATGAAGAGTCATTTTCAAAGAAACTTAACATCATTAAAGAAAAGTATTTTTCTGAAAACAAATCAGTGAATACCGGCGTTCTGACTGAAGAAGCTGAGGAATCAGACGATTCAGATAGATCACCAGTAGTTTCTGGCGACATGGCAAATTATGTCAGTGCAATTTCTAGAAACAAAAGATTTTAATTTGATAAATAATTAAACTAAATCCTTAGGTAAAGGGAGAAAAAAATGTTAGCTGAGGAACTTAACAACAAGTGGAAGCCAGTGCTTGAGCACGCTGACCTTCCAGATATTAAAGATGCCCACAAGCGTCTTGTTACAGCAACAGTTCTCGAGAATACTGAAAAAGCTCTCCGCGAGTCAGCTGCACAATCAGGTGGTCAGCAACTCCTCGGTGAAGCCGAAGCAGTTAACTCGGTAGGTAACGGCAATGTTGCTAACTTCGACCCAGTATTGATTTCGCTGGTTCGTCGCTCAATGCCAAACCTCGTCGCTTATGACGTCTGCGGTGTTCAGCCAATGACTGGTCCAACTGGCCTCATCTTCGCGATGCGTGCACAGTATGCCAACTCAACTGACGCATCAGTATCAGAAGCTTTCTATAACGAAGCAAACACTGGTCACTCTTCGCGTTTGGGTGCAGGTCTTAGCTCTGCAAACACAGGCGCTGGTTCAGACACAGCTGTTGGTGCTAACACTGTTGGTACTGCTCCGTCTGCAAACACTAACGCTGGTAACGACCTGTACAACTATACAATGGGTCTTCTCGTTGGTTCAGGCGAACTGCTTGGTGCAAACAGCACATACATCTTCCCGGAAATGGGCTTCTCGATTGAGAAGGTAACTGTTTCTGCTAAGACACGTGCTCTGAAAGCAGAATACACTCTTGAACTTGCACAGGACCTGAAAGCAATTCACGGTCTTGACGCTGAGTCAGAGCTGTCAAACATCCTTTCGGGTGAAATCCTGGCTGAAATCAACCGTGAAGTTGTTCGTTCGATCATCATCACTGCTGAGCGCGGTGCTGCTGAAGGTACAACAACTGCTGGTGTCTTTGACCTCGATACTGATTCCAACGGTCGTTGGGCAGTTGAGAAGTTCAAGGGTCTTCTCTTCCAGGTTGAGCGCGAAGCCAATGCGATTGCTAAGCAAACTCGTAGAGGTAAGGGTAACGTAATCATCTGTTCTTCTGACGTAGCTTCTGCTCTTCAGATGGCCGGTGTTCTGGATTACGCTCCAGCTCTTGACACTAACTCGCTGAACATCGACGACACAGGCAATACATTTGCTGGTGTTATCAATGGTCGTATTAAGGTCTATATCGATCCATATGCTGGCGCTAACTTTATGGTTGTTGGCTATAAGGGTTCTAACCCGTTCGATGCAGGTCTGTTCTACTGCCCGTACGTTCCGCTGCAGATGGTTCGCGCCGTCGACACTGGTACGTTCCAGCCGAAGATCGGTTTCAAGACACGCTACGGCATGGCTCCGAACCCGTTCGCAAAGGGTACAGTAGCTGCAGACGCAACTGCAACCCTCGAGCAGGACAGCAACAAGTACTACCGTCGTGTTATCGTAAACAACCTGATGTAATCTGGTTGCATAATAATAAAAGTACGCTTAGTATAACTGGGAGAGGAATCGAAAGGTTCCTCTCCTTTTTTTATGTACATATAAATAGAAGTATGGTATAAAGGTTATATCCAATTAAAGGTACTGTAATGGCAGCTGTTAATTCTATCAATAAAAACTTTTTGTCACCATTAGGGTATAAATTTACTCTATCAAGAGCTCCTGCCATCAGTTATAATGTGCAGAGCTTGAGACTTCCTGGAATCCAATTAAGTAATGGTGAAACACCCACACCGTTTGTTCCTATTCCAGTTACCGGTAAAATTTCATATAATGCTTTTGGTGTAACATTTCGTCTCAATGAAGACATGACAGACTATCTCGAGATTCATAACTGGATGGAAAGTCTAGGATCTCCGGTTGATTTTACTGGTTACAAAGCTTTAGAAGATGCACAAGTTGGATCAACCGATATGTTAACATCCGATATTAATGTATCTATTATGAATTCGAGTATGAATCCAAATATTCGAATCGATTTTTTTGATGCATTTCCGATTGGAATTGGAGATGTTGAATTTAATACAGTAGATACTAGTGTCAATTATATTGAATGTAGTGTAGAATTTAGGTATCTCAGGTACGAGATAAATATCTTATAAGAGATTATTATGAAAATTGATGACATTTATAATGAATGGGAAAAAGATTCCCAGATCAACCGAACTGAACTTGGTGAAGAATCACTCAAGATCCCAAAACTCCATCACAAATATTTCAAGATTTTTACGCATGAACGCTTGATTCTACGTAAACAAGAAGCAGATCTAAAACTGTTGAAACTTGAAAAACAAGAGTTTTACACACTAGGTCCGACAGAAGAAACACACGAGCGTGGATGGCAATTGCCCCCTCGTGGTAAAGTATTAAAATCAGAAGTATCTCATTATATCGATGCAGATAAAGATATTATTAATTTATCTTTAAAGATAGGTATTCAGCAAGAAAAGATAGAATTGCTAGAATCTATTATTAAATCTTTGACAGGAAGAGGATTTAATATCAAGGCGGCGATCGATTGGGAAAAATTCCAAGTTGGAATTTAAGGTGGGTATAAATAAAGGCAGGAGATGCTCTAACATCTCCTGCCAACATATAAGCTAATGGAGTAGCTAACATGTCTAATAGTATTTATGATCCGATCGCCGAAGCTTTAAACCTAGATCCAATCCACCATAATTTTGATAAATTTGTATTAATGTCCTCGGGAAGACTTGACCATCGTGGAGAACTAAATCCTTTTTATGGCTTAAACCATACCGAAGATTCAAAGAAAAAAATGTCAGAAACTCGAATTCGCGAAGGTACCTTTAAAGGTGAAAATAATCCAATGTTTGGTAAAAGCGCTAGACCTATGTTAGGTAAAAAGCACAGTGAAGAATCCAAGAAAAAAATGAGTATCTCTGCTAAGAAGCGCGGAGCGAATAGAACCGGTGCATTTACTGAAGAGCAAAAGAAAAATATTAGCAAAGGCCTTTTAGCAAGACCAATTATAAAATGCCCGCATTGTTCTATGGAAAGTAAAAATAATGCTAATATGGTGCGATATCATTTTGATAATTGCAAGTTTAAAGTAGGTATATAATTGAGTAAAATTCACCTTAAACATATTAATAATGTACATGTAAAAGTAGAATGTGAACCATCAACTCTTCAAGAGCTGTCGGATCAGTTTACATTTTTTGCAGAAAATTATAAGTTTCATCCCAAATACAGAGCTCGTATGTGGGATGGAAAGATCAGACTTGTAAATGGTCTTACCGCGTATGTTTATGCTGGCCTTGCAAAGCACATTAAAAAGTTTTGTGATAGTAGAGGATATGAATTTACTTTTGATGATGAACTTTATTATGAAAACGTTTCCGAACATGAACTTCGGGCATTTATTGAAACTTTAGGGATACCAAAAAAATATGATATTCGCGATTATCAATTTGATTCTGTTCTTAAGTGTATTCGCTCCGGTCGTAGGACTCTGGTTTCTCCTACGAGTTCTGGAAAATCGTTAATGATTTATGTACTGATGCGTTGGTATCAGGAACATAAAGGTCTTGTAATAGTTCCTTCTATAGGACTTGTCGGTCAGATGGAATCTGATTTTAGAGATTACGGATATACTGGAAATATACACCTATCAACACAAGGTTTATCAAAAGAAAATAATATTCCATGTGATCTTGTAATTACAACATGGCAATCATTAAATAATGGCAAAACAAAAATGCCAAAGAAGTGGTATGAACAATTCGGTGTAGTATTTGGAGATGAGGCACATCATGCAAAAGCAATGTCATTGGTACAAATTCTTAGTTCTATGGTTAATTGTAAATACCGGTTTGGTACTACAGGAACCCTTGATGGCACACCACTCAACGAATACACAATTGAGGGGTTGTTCGGTCCAAAGTACAGCGCAGTCACAACCAAAGATCTCATGGACAGTGGCTACGTCTCAAAGCTCAAAATTAAATGTATTGTGCTCAAATACCCAGAACAAATCTGCAAAGACGTTAAAGGAAAATCTTACAATGAAGAGATTGACTTCCTTGTTAATAATGCAACACGCAATAAATTCATCAGAAACCTCAGTCTCTCCTTAAACGGAAACAAACTTGTATTTTTTAGGATAATTGATCATGGCAAACAACTCCGTGACTCCGTTCATGATTCTGGGGCTAGTAACGTATTTTACATCGATGGATCTGTGTCAGGCAGTGAAAGAGAAGATATTCGGAAAGCAATCGAAGAAGAAGAAAATGCAATCTTAATTGCTTCATTAGGAACTACATCAACTGGTGTAAGTATTAAAAAATTACATCATATGATTGCTGCTTCTCCTTCTAAGTCTAAAATTAAAGTATTACAGTCAATCGGACGTATGCTTCGTATGCATGAACAAAAAGAGCAAGCAGTTTTATATGATATCGTAGATGATCTTTCTTATAAATCACATCAGAATTTTACTCTTAAACATTTCTTAGAAAGATCTAAAATTTATGATGCCGAGAAATTTGATTATGAGATCTATAATGTAAAGGTTTAAAAATGATTCAAATAGTCAAACTAATTAATGGCGATGAAATAATCGGAGAAGTTGAAGGTGACTTTTCCGAATTTTATAACATCTATGAACCATTTAATATGACACATGTTGATGTTGAACAATACGGAATGGGCGTTAAACTTGATTATATTTTAGCGTATTCACAAAATAACTGTGTCACAATAAAGAATAATAGTGTAATATATAATTATAAGCCGTCAGAGAATCTAAAAAATTATTACGAGAAGCTCGTTGAATATAAGAATGAGCATGATCCTGATGCACTCATTAAAGAAACTATACAGAATATGGAAGAGATGGATAATCACTACCGAAAACTAATTAGTAAACGCCTTATAGGAGGAGAAGATGTCAACTAAGGGGAATGACAGTGCCTAAAAAGAAAACAAATCATTATATTGATAACAAGAAATTTTATGGTGAAATGATACGTTTCCATAATGCCTGTCAAAAAGCAAAAGAAGAAGGCGAAGAACGCCCACGTATACCAGAATATGTAGGCGAATGTATTATGCTTATTGCACAAAGACTTTCGACTCGACCTAATTTTATTGGATATTCATATCGAGAAGAAATGATTGGTGACGGTATTGAAAACTGTTTGGCGTATATTCACAATTTCAATCCTGATAAATCAAATAATCCTTTTGCGTATTTTACTCAAATCATTTATTATGCATTTTTGCGTAGAATACAAAAAGAAAAGAAACAAATGTATATTAAACACAAGAGTTTTGAAAATAGTATGGTTATGAATAATCTTGTTGATATGGCACCAGAAGACCAAACTCAATTCAATGCCGTATACATTCATGTATCTGAAAAATTAGATGATCTTATAGAGAAATTTGAAGCGCCTAAACCTCAAAAGAAAGTAGAAAAAAAAGGCATTGAAAAATTTATAAAGGATGATCCAGATGAGAAATAATGTTCCTGCGCTTGTTCAGCAGATCCGAGAAAATATGATGGATAATTCCAATCCAGAAAATATTAGATATAATTATATGATCTCAATGGAAAATATTCGTGATTTTGCTGATCGGGCTCTTCATGATTATAATCGAGCTTCTAATAAAAAGGCTCGCCGGTGAAAGTAGTTATTCTTGGCGATACACATTTTGGTATACGCAATGATAATAAATCCTTTCATGATTACTATGAGAGGTTCTATGATGGTGTGTTTTTTCCATATCTTAAAAAGAATGGAATTAAAAGAATCATTCAATTAGGTGATCTTTTTGATCGCCGTAAGTATATTAATTTCTATACATTGAAAAGATCTAAAGAATATTTCTTTAATAAAATTATAGAAAATGATATTCGAATGGATGTTTTTGTAGGTAATCATGATACTTATTTTAAAAATACAAACGAAGTTAATTCTCCTGAACTTCTTTTAGAAGATTATAAGGATAATGTTTTTGTATATTCTGAACCACAAGATCTAGATCTAGATGGTACTAGTGTTACTCTTTTACCATGGATTTGTACCGGAAATTATCAACAGTGTATCGATCACATTAATAATACTAGTTCACAGATTTTGTTTGGACACCTAGAGCTTGTTGGTTTCCAAATGTATCGTGGTGCAGTTAATGACCATGGTATGGATGCAAAGATTTTTGATAAGTTTGATATGGTAATGTCCGGACACTTCCACCATAAGTCTTCCCGAGGTAATATTCATTATCTTGGCACACCATATGAAATGACCTGGTCTGATTATGATGATCCAAAAGGATTTCACATTTTTGATACTGAAACACGTGAACTTGAATTTATTCAGAATCCTCATACAATGTTTCAAAAATGGTTTTATGATGATACTGCCTGGGAGTCTTTTGAAAAGCTTGATGAATTTAATTATGATTCTGCCTCAAAAGCTTATGTTAAAGTTATAGTCAAGAATAAAGTAAATCCATTTTGGTTTGACACATATATTGATCGGCTTGAAAAAGCAGATGCTCTTGATATTCAAGTTGTTGAAGACAATCTTAATTTGCAACTTGAAAATGACGAAGATATTGTAGACGAAGCAGAAGATACTCTTACAATTTTATCTAAGTTTATAGATCAATGGGATACATCTGTTGATAAAACTAAACTTAATACATTTCTAAGAGATTTACATCACGAAGCTCTATCGGTAGAATAATATATGATTTATTTTAAAAAACTTAGATGGCAAAACCTATTGTCAACTGGTAATGTAATGACTGAACTTGATTTAAATCGTAGTAAATCAACGTTGGTTATTGGTGAAAACGGAGCAGGCAAGTCAACAATGCTTGATGCTTTGTCTTTTGTATTATACGGAAAAGCTTTTCGTAACATTAATAAACCACAATTAATGAACTCTATGACAAATAAAGGACTATTGGTTGAATGTGAGTTCTCAATTGGAAAAAATGAATACTTAGTAAAAAGAGGAATGAAGCCTACACTGTTTGAAATTTACCAAAATGGTGAACTAATTAATCAAAATAGTACTACAAAAGATTATCAAGATTTCTTTGAGAGAAACATTTTGAAATTAAGTTTCAAATCTTTCGGTCAAATCGTTGTTCTAGGCTCTGCTAATTATCTTCCTTTTATGCAACTTCCTGCACATTCCCGCCGAGAAGTGATTGAAGATCTATTGGATATTCAGATTTTTAGCACCATGAATACTCTCTTAAAAGAAAAGATATCAAAAAACAAAAGTGATATTCTGGATATTGACTATCGCATTGACTTAATTAATAATAAAATTGAATTAGCTGAAAAACATTTGATAACTATTCGTACAAATAATGACGAATTGATTAAAGCTAAAATGGATATGATTGATGAGTTGAATGATAGAATTCACGAGCAGACTCTGATTATTGATACAACTACAACACAGCTTACAGAGCTTCAAACCAGTATTGTAGATTCTGAAAAAGTTTTATCTCGTAAAAATAAACTTGTTAATATGGAAGGTGAACTAGAGAAAAAAGTTGCAAAGTTCAAAAAAGAAATTAAATTCTTCCACGATCATGATAACTGTCCTACGTGTAAGCAGGGCATTGATCACAATTTTAAAGATGAGTGGATTGATAAAAGAACCAAAAAGTCTGATGAGATCTCAGATGCAATGTCAAAAATTGAACATCAAATTGAAATTGTTGAAACACGCCTAAACGAAATTACTGCGATTAATAGTCAGATTACAGAACTTAATTCGCAGATTACAAATATAAATGCTGATATCAGATCTTGGCAAAATTCTATTAAAACATTAAATGAAGAGATTAAATCGATTCAAAACAATACGGTAGCCATTGATAACAGCAACGAAGATATTGATGAGTATAAGAAAAATCTAAAAATAACAAAAACACAAAAAGAAGATCTCATCTATCACAAAAATATTCTTGAAGTTTCAAGCGTTCTGCTTAAAGACACAGGAATTAAAACTAAAATTATTAAACAATATATTCCCATAATGAACAAGCTTATTAATAAATATCTTGCAGCTATGGATTTCTTTGTGCAGTTTGAATTAGATGAGAGCTTCAATGAAACTATTAAATCACGTCACAGAGATGATTTCTCGTATGCCTCTTTCTCCGAGGGAGAAAAAATGCGCATTGATCTCAGCCTTATGTTTACCTGGAGGGCTATTGCTAAGCTTCGTAATAGTGCTTCGACCAATTTGCTTATCATGGATGAAGTCTTTGACTCATCACTTGATGCAGGTGGTACAGAAGAATTCATTAAAATTTTGGAATCGCTCACACAAGATACAAACACCTTTGTTATTAGTCACAAAGGAGATCAACTCTTCGACAAATTCCATTCAGTAATTAAATTTGAAAAACATAGCAATTTTTCAAGAATTGCTGCCTAGACTATGTACAAATATATGACAGTGTGGTACTGTAATATCATGATTGATTATGAAAGGTTTTTTAATGACTAAATATATTTGGATTGAAGATACATTTGGTGCTGAACACTATGTTAATTTAGATCATATTATAAAAGTAACTATAGATGATAAATTAAATCAATATACGGTGTGCTTAACAAATTCAACTCATATTAAACTTGCTACAGATAGTGGAAGTTCCCATGAGCTAGTGGTACACAAAATTAATGAGGCACTATACTCAAGATGATAAGACAGGTAGTAGATTATAAAAATCCTATTCTTAAAGAAGAGATGCCGGCATTCGATTTTTTAAATCCGATTATGGATCCTATCGAGCTGTATACAGATCTTGCAGAAACAATGCGTGATCAAGATGGCATTGGTCTTTCTGCTAATCAGATTGGTATTCGAACCCGTGCATTTGTAATGAGAGCCGAAGAAATTATTGGTGTTTTTAATCCAAGAATTGTTGATGTATCAGATGAAACTATCTATCTTGAAGAAGGTTGTCTCAGTTACAGGAATCTATTTGTAAAGATTAAAAGACCTAAATCAATTCGTGTGAGGTTTACACATCCGGACGGTAAAACTGAAACGCGTGAATTTGATGGTATGACTGCACGGTGCTTTCAGCACGAATTAGATCATCTAGATGGAATTATCTTTACTCGTCGTGCGAATTCAGTGCATTTGAATCAGGCAAGAAAGATTGCCAAAAAAATGAATAGAAAATATGGCTTGTTAAAGCCAAAAGGTGAATTATCACAAGAAGCGAAGGATATGATGGAATGGCTCAAAGCGTGATTACAAACTGGGTATATGACATTGCGGATATGCACGATAAATATGGCGTGAATGAAAAAGTTCGTGAGTTTGATTCAGAAAAACTAAAGCAGTTTCTTCAGTTTCGTGTCGATTTTCTTGAAGAAGAGCTGACTGAACTCAAAGAAAATATGGATAATCCTGAAGAAATTGTTGATGCACTTATTGATTTGTGCGTTGTTGCAATTGGCACGCTCGATGCCTTTGAAATTGATTCCTATAAAGCTTGGAATGAAGTTCATAAAGCTAATATGAATAAGGAAGTCGGTGTGAAAGAATCACGGCCGAATCCTCTCGGTCTGCCTGATCTGATCAAGCCTGAAGGTTGGACAGCTCCAAGCCATGAAGGAAATCATGGTCTTCTAACAAAGATGTAATTTTTTGAAAATAAGTGTGTACATTAATTCTTTTTCGTGATAGGATAAACCTATAATGAAGAAGGAAACAAACATGACTACTTTCGTTAAGACCAACTTCGAATACCACGGTGGCTATTTGCACTACAACACCGAATCTGGTGAACGTAAGTTTGTTGCTCGCTTCAAGCATCGTGGACCTGTCACAAAGGCAAAGTTCCTTAAGGCTCTTATCAAGCACTACTCGGTCGAAGAATACTTTAGCCGTCTTGGTGGAGCTTACAATCCTAAGGGTGAAACTCCTCTCGGAATCTTCATGAACGATGGCCTTCTTGAATACCGCGAAGAAAACGACCGTGGATATCTTATCCTTGACGGAAAGGTTTTGTAATGACTAAAGATGAACAACTTGAAATTCTCAACGTCCTTGACAGACTTCCTCTTAATGAAGCCAAGTCGAAGGCGCTCGAGATTATTTCTACACTTTCTACAAAGACAGTGCGTCAAACCGCTGCAATAAATCGTTTAAAGTACGATATCGAGACCGCTAATACTTCGAAGTATATATGTGAATCGATGTGGCGTTCTTATTTAGCATCTCAAGGTCTGCGAGTTGCTGACTCGTCTTGGGATAAACACTACAAGAGTATTTGATTATGATTGGTGAATATACTGCTACTGTCCTTCAAGACTTTATCGACCGTCGTCAAGAACGTGTCGATGAAGACACTCGCACAGACGTAAATCCTTACTTCCAATGGGATTCTGAATTTGCTGAATGGCATCAGAGTCTCACTGATCCTTTACAAACAATGTACGAAGGATACGAGTTCGATACAGTACATGAGATGTATCGTAATCTTGATTATAAGATGTACTCAAAAGAAGGTGTAAAGGTTAGCCCTTACATTCAAAAACAAATTGATGCTGGTAAGATTGATCATTTAGTTGTCTGGAAATGGACAGACGGCTATAAACAATTGTACTTAAATCAAGAAGTTAAGTATACTATACTTGGTGTTGTGCCAGCTAAAGAAGCTGCAGCCAAACTAGTGAATGGCCGTTTTAAATTTGAAGAGGTTTCCCATGTCTAATGAACGTGAATCAGTAAAAGTCCTGCAAGAGTGTATTGATCTGCAGATCCGTAAGTCACAGGACTATCAGAATCCTAACTCGAATGTGAAGCAGGCGATGCATTATCGTCGTGGTGTCGACTCGATCCACGACACTATGCATGGCAAGATGCTTCGTGCTCAGAGTCTTCTTGAGTCTGGTGAGACTGCCAACTTCGAGTCACTTGAAGATACCTATAAAGATCTGATCAACTACGCAAGCTTTGCCGTCTCGTATATTCGTGGCAAGATGGAAGGTCAGAATCCTGATCTTGATTATCTTAATCGTCCTATTCAAGATTCTGAGTTTCCGTATGTAGGACGGTCTAGCACTGCGTATGATGATCAGTTTGCGGAGGATGAGTCAAATGGCTAAGTGGAAATACTCATATAAGAATCAAGAATTTGGCATTTTTCCAAAGGGCACTAAGGTAAAGACTTTTAGTGGTGGTTCTACTACTAAGAATCAAATCCAATGCGGCCAATGGACTCTCCGTGCAAGCGTTTCTGATTACATTCCAAACGGAAAGAAACATGCTCAAAGAACGATTAAGTCTGGTAAGAATCCTGATGAATTGTATGATCTCATGATCAAGATCATTGATTGTCTATCTCCCGACGAGATCGGCAAAGTTAATCCTATTATGAATGCAAAGAAGGTGGTAAATGCTAAAGGTTGAAGATATTCGTCAGCATTTTATTGATGAGTTGACGGCTGGCAACTTTGTCACAGACAAGACTGGTGTCAAGACCATTGAGATGATTGGTGCTACATTTGAAGCTGATGAACCTACTATTTTTGGCAAAGTCAACCAGGACTATGTTGAGCGTGAACTAAAGTGGTATAAGTCAAAGTCTCTGAGTGTCTATGACATTCCTGCTCCAGTTCCTGAAATCTGGAAGCAGGTAGCTGATGAAAATGGCTATATTAATTCCAACTATGGTTGGTGTATTTGGTCTGAAGATAATTATGGACAGTATTGGAAGGTTCTAAACGAATTACGCGAGAATCCAAACAGCCGTCGCGCGGTTATGATTTATACTCGTCCTACTATGTGGTATGATTATAACTTCCTTGGCAAGTCAGACTTCATGTGTACTAATGCTGTACAGTATATGATTCGTGATGATGAACTTGTTGCTGTAGTTCAGATGCGTTCGAACGATGTAGTCTTTGGTTATCGTAATGACTTTGCATGGCAAGATCATGTTGTAAAGCTTCTTGCAGCTGCTCTTGGTATTCCTCAGACTAAAGTTATTTGGCATGTCGGCAATCTTCATGTTTATGAACGACACTTTAATATGGTGAAATAATGGAACCAACTCAATATTATGACGAGTATCTTCGATACTTTGATTTGGCTCTTAGCCAACAAAAAAAATGTAATGTTTCAGAAGGCGTGCCTTATGGTATGATCTCTCATATTGAATCCAATATGGGAGATGACTTACTTGAAAATGTTGAGTTATATGATGTTGTGGAACGCAAATTTGCAGGGTTTTCTCAAATTGTAAATGATATCTTTTATGGATGGACGGATAAGCATCCGTACTGGAAGAAGATGGAAGCCGGTAAAGTTACTCGTCAACGTGAACAAGTTGCTAAAGACTGGACAGGCAAGCATTCTGACTTTAGTCTTCCAGAATGGTTATATATATTCATACTACATCGTGTAACTGGTTCTGCTATTAATTACGCACAAAAACCGTCTGGATATTATAATACTATTTTATTTCATTTGCATCAGTGTAAAAATATTGAAGAGATGGTTGGTCTACTCAATAACTATCCATATTCATTTTATACGTCAGTCGGTTATCAATTCCCTGCATTTCCAAAAGTTCCTGCCGATAAACCTTATAAAAAAGGTGGTGACTATTATCTTTCAGAATATGCGCCGCGCCTTGCAAGAGATTTAGCTGAGTGGCTTGAAAGCAGTAATGCTAAAAGAGATCTTCGTGAAATCGGCGATTGGATGTTAGCATGGAATGTTAAAAATGGGCTTCGTCAATATAAGTTTCAGTATGCTGCAGTTGTAGCAGATATTGCAGATTGGTATCCACAATATGTAAATCTACAAAGTCCATTTTATTATGGAACAAATGCTGTCGAATGTATTTCTTATCTTGGTATTAATACACAAAGATTAAAAAAAGAAAAGTTTCTTGATACAGTAATGGAACGGATTTATGCCGATACTGGATCTTATCCTTATAATGCAGAAGATGTGTGTTGTGATTTTATTCGCTGGGTTGAAAACTATGTAAAGCCAGGACCTGATTACAATCATCTAGATTTTGATAATGTCTGGTCATCTTGTAAAATCAAGGACCATCCTTATGGCAGACAAAAAGCCATGTTAGATCTTGGTCTTGTAGAGACATTTAACGGCATGACAAATCATCCATCCGATGATACGATTTTGAAAAAAGCAGGAATGTCTGTTGCAGAATACAAGGCAAAAGTAAATGGCACACAACAAGCATATCATTGATGGTATTAATAAGGATGTAGGCATTTATGGGTGGGAAGGCGCCAAGGACTACTATCTTAAACTTGCAGAAACATGGATCGATCCTTATCCAGATCCCGTAGTTACAGTTCATGATGGTGTTCGTTGCGTTCGAGATGACTTGATTACTGGAACTAAGGTTCGTGGTGGTGATTGTCTTCTATCAAGAATTAATCAATCAACCATCGTATATGTTCAGCCTCGTACTGGTTTAGCTGGTGTCTCTATTCTTGATGTTGCTAAACGCTATGACAAGAAGGTAAAGCTGTTTATGCCTTCTTCTCAACGTATTTCACACCATCAGGCATGTTGTATCGAACGTGGTGCCGAGGCATCTTTTCACCGTATTGCCGCTATGCCAAATCTAAATAAAATTGCCAAGGATTGGGCAGATTCACAGGATGATGCATTCTTCGTTCCATTAGGATTAAAACACGAACTCGTTACGGCTGGTATTGTTAAAGCTGCATCAAAGATTGAAGAACCAGATGAAGTTTACGTTGCTATCTCAACTGGTGTTCTTTCAAGAGCAATGCAAATTGCATGGCCGAATGCTAAGTTTCATTCAATTGCAGTTTCTCGTAATCTAAAAGCAGGTGAACTTGGCCGCGCTGAAGTTATCTCCGAACCATTAGCTTTTACTCAAAGCGAGAAGTCTGAAAATCTTCCACCATTCCCGTGCATTGATACGTATGATGGTAAAGTGTGGAAATATATTCCAAAGAATACCGGCAAAAACATTTTATTTTGGAATGTTGGAAAAGAACCTGTGCTTAACGATCCTACGATTTATGATCGCGTAGATAGTTACCGCGATTGGCCAAAAAATGATGTACAATATAATGTACTTGATGTATAAAGGAATATTATGAGTATTTTAATTACATCGCCTTTTACCCACATATCACCTAATATTCATTCTCACCGAGCAGCACAAGCTGCAATTTATGCAGAACAGATTAGCGTTGAATATGGTGGAGAAGTCCATCTAGATAAAACTGGTGATATTCACGATAATATCAATGACTTTGATGAGGTCTATGTTTATCATGGGAACGATTGGGGTGGATCTCTTAACTTATTTGGCGGAATGAAGAACTATGGTGGCATTGATAATCTCATCCGCTATTCACAGTTTAAAGGAAAAGTAAATTCTCTTTGGATCGACCATCCTAAATATTCTGAAATGCTTGAAAAAAGAATGAATGATGATGTACATCCTGATTGGCATAAAGTTGATTGGGAAAATCTAAAGCGCATTGAAAACACTGCTAAAACTGTTCGTGAAATCGAATGCGTGAATAGGGCAGTTGCTGGCGATAGTCATGCTATCTGCATGTACCGTCCTGGTTGGTTCGTCAATTCTGTCCCATTCAAGACTCTTCATGGGGCATTGAAAGAAGGACTGAATACCTTTATCCAGCCATATCATAAGATCGTAGAATTCTACTTTGGCAATATTGACGTTCGTCATCACTTGATGCGTCAACCGAATCCTGAAGAAGCAACACGGGATTTAGCAAATAGATATCATACGCAATTAAATGCACTCGATGTGGAATCAGTATCCGCATATGAATTACTTCCCATTGAAAACGAATCTCGTGCTCTCCCAAAAACAGGTTATTATAAAGATACACCGTTTTATGGATCTTGGCAAGAACGCGAAAATACACGTCTTATATTCAAAGATGAAATGTTAAAGCTTTGCTCAACAAGTAAAGTCAACTTTATTGAATGGGTTGACTATATGATAAACGAGCGCGGCGAATTAGATTTTGAATTTATGGAAAAACCTAAGTCTGTCCACTTATCTCGTGCGGCTTATCCACATTGGCAAGGTAAAAAGTGGAGCGAAAAAAGATTTACTGGAAATACACTAGAGGATTTTTTTACACATGATTGATGATGATTTTTACCAATTGAAACCAGATATCTCGTATAAATATAATGAAGGCAATCTCATGAAAGAGATTCAAGCCTACGTAAATGCTACATACGATCAGCATTATTCTCAAAACAAATATCAGGCAACCGAGTTTATCATCGATGGTGGACACGGTGAGGGTTTCTGTATTGGTAATATTCTTAAATATGCCCAAAGATACCGAAATAAAGGCGCGCCAGAAGATTGGCGAAAAGATCTGATGAAAGTTATTCACTACGCAATTATAGCACTACACGTGCACGATCTAGAAAACAAGGACTAGTTATGGCTATTAATATTGAAGTACCAATTGAAGAACTAAAAAAGCGTAAGCTGTTTGTTGCTGTGCCAATGTATGGTGGTCAGTGTGCTGGTATGTTTACACGATCTGTTGCAGATTTGTCTGCGCTATGTACACATTACGGAGTACAAGTACGGTTTTACTTTTTGTTCAACGAATCACTTGTAACACGAGCTCGTAACTATTGTGCAGATGAGTTTATGCGCTCTGGTGATACCCATCTTATGTTTATTGACTCGGATATCGGATTTAATCCAAACGATGTGATTGCACTGCTTGCGCTTCAAAATCCAGATCACACACAAGATAATTATGATATTATTGCTGGGCCTTATCCAAAGAAGTGTATTGCTTGGGAAAAGATCAAACTTGCAGTTGATCGTGGATTTGCTGACGAACAACCTAGTGAACTTGAAAAATATGTTGGTGATTATGTTTTTAATCCAACTGGAGAAACAAAAGAAATTCGTCTAGATGAGCCTGTAGAAGTTCTTGAAGCTGGAACTGGATTTATGATGATCCGTCGTAATACGTTCGAGCGATTTATGGAAGAATATCCTCAGCAATCCTATAAGCCTGATCATGTACGCACTGAAGCTTTTGACGGTTCACGCGAGATTTTTGCTTTCTTTGATACTCCTATTGATCACAAACGTACGAATATGAATGCAGAATTAAAGAAGTATCTTGAGGATAATCCAGAGGCTTCACATGATGAAATCCTGCAGTTTGTAACCGATCCTAACAATGGCGTCGTAAAAGACTATTCAAAGAGATATCTTTCTGAAGATTATATGTTCTGTCAGTGGATTCGCCATATTGGACTCAAAGTTTGGTTGTGTCCATGGATGGAACTAAAGCATGTTGGATCGTATATCTTTGGTGGTACACTCAACGATCTTGCAAAGGTTGGAGCTGCAGCTACGGCAGATCCTTCGGCACTTAAAAAGCCTAAAAAATAGGTTTACAATAATTGATTTATTATGTAATATGAATATACAGTTTTTATGTGGAGAACTATATTATGAAGCTTGATAATGTTACGATGAATATTCTGAAGAATTTTTCATCTATTAATAAGAATATTCTATTTAAGCCAGGAAATGTCATTCGGACCGTGTCTGGTACAAAATCGGTTTTAGCAAAGGCGGTAGTCGGGCAGGATTTTGAAAAGTCATTTGCTATTTACGATCTGTCGCGTTTTATCGGAACACTTTCATTATTTAATGATCCGGATCTCAATGTGCGTGATACTCATATTGAGATCAATGAAGGCAGTAATAAGTTCAATTATGCTGTTACTGATCCATCACTTATTATTGTTGCTCCTGATAAAGACATTGAACTACCAAATCCTGAAGTAAAATGTATCGTGAGCGAAGAAGCGCTTGCTCGTGTAATGAAAGCGCTAGCAGTATCTCAACTTCCTGAGATTGCCATTGTAGGTAAAAACGGTGAAATTCTATTGCAAGCCGTTGATACAAAGGGCACAACTAATGATTCATTTAGTGTTGTTGTTGGTGAAACCAATGCCCGTTTCCGCATGGTATTCAGATCTGATAATATCAAGTTGATTCCTGGATCGTATGAAGTCTCTATTTCATCTCGTGGCCTAAGTCACTGGAAGGGTGAAGCTGTTGAATATTGGATTGCCGTCGAATCCAATTCAGCATTTGAGGAGTAAATTGTTTTTGACGGAGTTATATTATGCTTGAAGAATTTCTATGGGTAGAACGCTATCGTCCAAAAACTGTAGCTGATACCATTCTTACTGACGATTTGAAAAAGACTTTTCAACGATTTGTTGATCAGAATAATATCCCAAATCTTATCTTGTCCGGATCTGCAGGCGTTGGTAAAACGACTGTGGCAAAGGCTATGTGTGAACAATTAGACTGTGATTACATTGTAATTAACGGTTCTATGAACGGAAATATTGATACACTCCGTAATGATATTTCACAATTTGCTAGTTCGGTATCGTTGTCCGGTGGCCGTAAAATGGTTATCCTAGACGAAGCCGACTATCTTAATCCGCAATCAACTCAACCTGCTTTACGCAACTTCATGGAGGAATTCAGTGCTAACTGTGGTTTCATTCTTACTTGTAATTTTGTCGATCGTATTATTGAACCTCTTCATAGTCGATGCTCGGTTATCAATTTTGGAATTAAAAAGTCGGAACTCCCGATTCTTGCGAAACAATTCATGCAAAGAGTCTGTGGGATCCTCGAAACTGAGTCTGTCCCGTTTGAAAAGCCTGTCGTCGCCGAAGTCATTAAAAAGCATTTCCCAGATTGGCGACGCGTTATCAACGAGCTCCAACGTTATTCTGCTACTGGCAGCATTGACACTGGCATTCTCAGGAATTTTTCTGATGATTCTTTAACTTCTTTAATGAAGTATATGAAAGATAAAAACTTCACTGCGGTTCGTAAATGGATCGGCGAGTCTGATCTTGAACCCAGTGAATTTTTTAGAGCTTTCTTTGATAAAGCAGAAAATCATATTGCAAAGGGTTCTATTCCACAACTTGTATTGCACCTCGCGCGATATCAATATCAAAACTCTTTTGCTGCAGATCCGGAGATTAATCTAGTTGCATGCGCGACAGAGATCATGGCTGACTGTGAGTTTACATAATGCCTTGGTCATTTGGTCTTAAGAAAAAATGTCCGGTATGCAATTCTAAGTTTTCTTCTTCAGAACCTTTTCATGAAATGAGATTGAATACATCTGATGGATTACATACACTGGATATTTGTGAATCGTGCGCTGATTTTTTTGATAAGTCAGCAGAAGTTATAGCAAAGGGTCGAACTGATGAAGCCATTTGATTTTGTAACTTCTATTAATAGTAGTAAAAAGAACTTAATGAAAGGAACGGCTAACGACAAATTAGCAGAAAAAACATATAGTCCATGGCTAACTAACAAATCTTTGTCATATTTTCCTGATACTATTCAAGTTGCAAATATGATGAATTGCCGACACTATCTAGATCATAAACTCCAATACTATTTCCTTATAAATATTGTAAGACCATCCAAACGGTTTTCGAAATGGGTGAAAAAACAGAAGGATGAAGATCTCGAAGCTGTTGCCGAATATTATGGTTATAGTATGCAAAAAGCCAAATCTGCTTTACAGATCCTCTCTCCCGAAGAATTAAAAAACATAAAAAACAAAATTCATAAGGGTTAAGGGTAAATCATGAGTATTGTAGATAGTTTAGTAGAAGTTAGGTTGGGTGAAGAGGATGATTTCTTAAAAGTAAGGGAAACATTAACTCGCATAGGAGTTGCATCCCGTAAAGATAACACTCTTTATCAATCATGTCATATCTTGCATAAGCAAGGAAAATATTATATTGTACACTTTAAAGAGCTTTTTCTGTTAGATGGAAAACCATCAGACTTTGCAGAGAGCGATAAAGCCAGAAGAAATACAATCACAAAGTTGTTATCTGATTGGGGTCTTATTGCAGTGGTAGATCCTGCTATGGTTGAAGATCCTATTGCACCTATTAACCAAGTTAAAATTCTTCCTTTTTCTGAAAAGAAAGACTGGAATCTTGTAACAAAGTATAATATCGGACGTAAAAAATGATACCGTTTAGCGCTTTTAAATCATCTCTTGATCGTGATGAGAAGTTCAAAAAAGCACAAAAGAATAAACCCTACAATCACGTAGAGGCACATCAAGCGGTTCAGTTTCTTGCTAGTAAACATCGTTCATATTCAATGGGTGCTGCTAACTATCATTATCTAACAGGTCATAGTGATAGAAGTCGTATTGAAAAGCATTATAATAAGACTGTTGCTCCTCTTATCAAAAAACATGGCATGCCAAGCCCTAGTGATAAGAATTGGCATAAGGTTGAGAAAGATTTAGTCAATAATTGGAAAAAAGAAAAGCGAATCGACTAAACGCGCACGTAAAAAGTAATATAAACTTTCTTGTTAAAAAATTATGCGTTCGGGTTTCCGGGCGCATTTTTTTATGTACAAAATATAAAAAACATGTTAGAGTGGTAACATAATGGAGAAAAATATATGATGCATCCAATTGAAATGTTCAATCTAACGTTTGAAACTGTCGAAAATATTCTAGATGATGCAGTGGTTTGGAATTACTGCTACGAATACTATCTTCCAGAGATGCCTTACGGCACAGCTAAAGCCCGTGACGGTGATCCAGACGAATGGATTTGTCAAAAACTTGATCAAGATTTGATATTTTTTACGAATGAAGCAAAAAAAGATATGTACATTAATTAAAAATCGTATATAATGGTATATACCAGTTATGAAGAAAGGTTTTAATTATGGAAAATATTACTAAGTTCGAATCTGCATATCCACCTAAATCTTTTCGTACCAATAAAGTACTAGCTTATTGGATTCCAATCGAACTTCGTGATGATGTTCTTCGCGAATATCGTACCCTTGGTAAAAAAATTCGTCTCCGTTATCGTGGACCGCGCGCGGTTTCTATTGGTCGCGAGATGAATATTAACGGGCATCGCTACACGCGTACGGCTGCTCGGGCATATCAAGATTGTTTGCTTGAAGATGCCACACATTTTACTGTGTATTCGCGCTAAGTTGTATATATAAAATATAAGGTTTTTTTATGAACATACAAATGTTTACTCTTCCTACATTTCAGAATACAACTGAAGTTGAAAAAACATATTGCGAACTTCTTTCGGCAAAGCGATCCGGAGAAGTTCTTCCAGAAGAAATCCTCGATTGGATGGATACTGCAAACACATGGCTTACTGAGGTCTCTTTATGATGAAAACCAATAAAGGTGGAGTATTTGCCCCTGCAGATACCAAACTAATTTTGCGCGCGTTAGAGCATTATAAACGGCATTTGGTTTCGTTAGAAGAATCAGAGCGCACACCATCTGCAGAGCTGAATCAGCTTGCAAATCTTCTTCATCGTATTTCAAATAGAACATAAAAGAAGGTCCCGTAGCTCAGCTGGATAGAGCACGTGCCTTCTAAGCATGGGGTCAGAGGTTCGAGTCCTCTCGGGATCGCCATTATGGTGTTGCTACCTAATAAGCACGCGAGAGATTATGGTTAGTCTCTCATTCACCCTCATCTAAGGATATAGATTATGACACTTTTTCTTTTCGGACTAGTTATTTTTCTTTTATTTGTTTATCTTTGCATTAAAGATATGGAACGTGAAACAACGTCGCTTAGATCGGGCACCTTGTGGGCTCTTACCGGGTTTTGGGCATATGGATTGCTAGACACACTTGTTAGAGCAATATGACGCCGCAAGAAATATCTGATCATAAAATGAGATGGATGCCCGGTCACGAAGTGATCGTGCATTCAGATTTACGTGATCACGCCAAAGATTGGTGTAAAACTAAACTTAAAATGTGGGAATATAAAATTGTACAATGGACTCATCCGTATGCTTTTACGTATCGATTCGAACATGAGCATGATGCAAAAGAATTTGCGCAAGAATTCAAAAGCTGGGTTAATGTAGGAATCGATTAAGAGTACCGCTCCATGGGCACGTGGCGAAATCGGTAAACGCAACGGACTTAAAATTCGTCGGGAAACCTTGCGGGTTCGAGTCCCGCCGTGCCTACCAGTTTAAGGTCCCTTAGTTCAGTAGGTAGAACAACGGACTTTTAATCCGTGTGTCGCTGGTTCAAGTCCAGCAGGGATCACCAAATTAAAAAGTAGGCCGGTATAGCTCTTTATAGAGAGCAACGTTTTTATAAATAGAATAAAAGCGGAGGCTATTATGAAGAACTGTAAACATTGTGGAATTGAATTAACACCAGAAGTAAAACATGAAGGACTGTCATGTAAAACTTGTAGAAACGGATTGGCACGATATGGATTGAATAGAAATCAGCAAAAACAATTGCTGGAGTCTCAAAATCATAAATGTGCGCTGTGTGAAGATACTGTAGAATTGCATACCGGTAATAACTGGAATGGTGTTATAGATCATGACCACGAAACAAATAAAGTAAGAGGCATTCTTTGTGGATATTGTAATGTTGCTTTGGGCAAATTAGAAGGCAACAAATTAAACAATTTCGCGAAAAATGTTTCTACATATATAAAGCCGGTATAGCTCAGTGGTAGAGCAGTTGATTTGTAATCATCAGGTCCCGAGTTCGAATCTTGGTGCCGGCACCATATAAAAGAGGATGATATGAGCGAGAATAGTAATTCGTCTGTAAAAGTGTTGTCGGCTGCTATTGTTGGTATTGCCACAGTCGGAGTTGCAGCTTATGCTGGTTATAAGACGTATAAACAAATGAAAGATATAGATTTAAATAATATCTTTGATGATCTTAATGAAACATTTTATAACGATCTACCTAAAAAAGAAACGTAACTAGTTATTCCCCGATAGCTCAGCGGTAGAGCAGACGACTGTTAATCGTCCGGTCGGTGGTTCGAATCCATCTCGGGGAGCCATTTTAATAGTGGAGGTAACAGTGAAGAAAGCATTAGTCCTACTTATTGCCCTAATTGGTACAGCGGCATCAGCAACCATTTGGACCGGTAAAACAAGATATGTGAATCCTGTTACTGTCAATATAGTAGAACATCCAAATATATGGTCTCTAAGGTCTGCAGCGATTTTTTGGGCACCAAGTTTAAATGCGGAAGTATTAGCTGGGTTTTCTTATACACAACAGAATGGAACGTGTGTAATTCATATCATAGATCCTGAGGTTGACTATCAACCAGAGATTATTGGCCATGAATTTGCGCATTGTGCATACGGATCCTTTCATGAAAAAAATAATGCATATAAAGGAAGTTAGTTATGGGCGAGAAGCGCAATTACAATCTAGTCGATACGATGAAAAAACTGCAGGGTTCGTGGTTTGTTGAGCATACTAGAGCAAAACGAGGGGCTGCTGATCTAAGGGATCTACTCACCCGTGAAAAACCTGTTCGTACATTCGGAGCGTACAATGGTCAACAAGCGGTTCAGCATGTAAAGGCTGGATTAGAAGCAATCTATGTTTCCGGTTGGCAGGTAGCGGCCGCCCACAATTCAACACAACAAACATATCCCGATCAGAGTCTCTATGCTGTTGACTCTGTGCCTAATGCGGTTCGCTCAATCCAGAATGCTTTCCGTAGGCAAGATCAGATTCAAGTTGTGGAAGGGATGTCACATAAAGATCCTGATTATCGGTTCTGGGGTAATGTCCCTATCATTGCTGATGCTGAAGCAGGTTTTGGTGGGGCGTTGAATGCTTATGAGCTTACTCGTAGTTTGATTGAGGCAGGTGCTGCTGCAGTACACTTCGAAGATCAATTGGCAGCAGAAAAGAAATGTGGCCATCTTGGTGGTAAGGTCCTCATTCCGACTTCACAAGCAATTCGTAACCTCAATGCAGCACGACTCGCTTCAGACGTAGAGCGTACCAATACCGTAATCATTGCTCGTACCGATGCTGAAGCTGCAAGACTATTGCTGTCAGATGTTGATGATGTCGATAAGAAGTTTCTCACTGGTAAGAGGACCGAAGAAGGTTTCTATGAAATTACTGGTGGTTTGGAAATGGGCTGTGAGCGTGGTCAAGCATTTGCTGAATACGCCGACCTAGTCTGGTGTGAAACATCTAAGCCATGCCTCAAGGAAGCCAAGCGATTTGCCGATGCAGTTCGTGGTGCCGTTCCAGACCAACTACTAGCATACAACTGCTCACCTTCGTTCAATTGGAGACAGCATCTTCCGTCAGATACAGAGCTTGCAGAGTTTCAAACAGAGCTTGGTAAGATGGGATACAAGTTCCAGTTTATCACTCTTGCTGGATTCCATTCAACAAACTATGCGGTGTTTGATTTTGCTAAACAGTATGCCCAGGATGGTATGCTTGCATATTCTAGATTGCAAGAAAAAGAGTTTGCAGCTCTTAGCGAAGGATTCACATCAGTTAAGCACCAGCGTGAAGTTGGGGTCGGATACTTCGATGCAATTTCTCAGGCTGTAGGAGCTAGTTCGGTTGCTGCTCTAAAAGATTCTACAGAATCTGAACAATTCTAATACTCTAGACAATTTAATAAATTAGGGGCCCACGGGCCCCTTTTTTATAAATACACGTGTATGGATTACAATGTTATTTTTCAATTGATTGCTGACGTGGGGTTTCCCATTGCTGCCGCATTGGTCGGTGGTGTCTTTGTATATTTTGTTATCAACTACATTCTTGAGAGTGTGGTTAAAGCTATTAAGGGTATGCAAGGTATTATCATCGGACTTGATAATCGCGTGAAGACTATGAACCATGATATTATTCGCGTTGACGCTGTGGTTAGTTCTGCACTCGGTTTGAAACCCGATCTGGATCGTATTGCTCGCGCGGATGGTAAGAACGACGCGCGGAAGGACTAAATGGATCCACAACAAATTGCTGAACTTATACAGCAGTATGGTTTTCCAATTGTCGCCTCAGTAGGCCTTGGATATTTTGTTTATTTCATCTATAAGTTCGTTACCGACAAATTGATGCCCTTAATTGGTGAGACCAATGTCATTTTGATAGATCTCATTGATCGCGTTCGTATGCTTGATAACGATTTGATTAGATTACAGCAGAAGGTATCTGTGCTATTGCAGGTTAAGGAAGAAAAAAATGAAGATTAGAATGAAGTTAGAGCTGCTGAAGATCTTCACTTTTGAATTCGATTTAGACACATATAAAGGTAAGAACGATGAAGAGACTATTGATAGTGATTCCGCTGATCCTGGCGACACCAGCGATGGCTCAGTACAATCGTGATTTTCAGTTTAAGAACCCATCGTTCAGTGGACAGAATGCTTCTGCCCATTGGTTGACGATTGAGAACCAGGAGTTTACACGTAAGCAGGAAATTAGAGAGAAGATCGAGGAACAACTTGAGGAAGCTGCAAGAGAAGAGAAGAATTCCTTTCTCAATAGATTCCTTAACAACCTACAATCAAGAATCTATTCAAGGCTTGCTGCCCAGTTAACGGACAATTTGTTTTCACAAGAAGGGCAAAGTGGGTCATTTGAGTTAGAAGGAAATACTATATCATATGCTGAAGATGGTGACGAACTTGTATTGACGATCGTACAGGCCGATGGCTCTGTCACTGAGATCAGAATACCGTTATCAGGATTCAGTTTTTAATGAAACATTTTATTTTGTTATTGACTATATTATTAGGAGGATGTACAATTGGCGTAGCAGGGTCAAAACAATGGCATACACCCGATGCTCCAAGACTAGTTACACCATCCGATGTAACAGGTTTGATTTCATTACAACCACCATATAGAAGACCGGTCGTTGCTGTATATGAATTTCCCGATCTAACGGGACAAAGAAATGAAGGCGGAGCTACTTCGAGTCTATCAACAGCAGTAACTCAAGGCGGGACTGCTATTCTGATAGATGCTCTAAAGAATGCAGGTGGTGGCACGTGGTTTACGGTCGTAGAAAGAAATAGAATTGATAATCTTGCTAAGGAAAGGCAGATTGTCAGACAACAAAGAGATGAGTACGAAGGAGATAATGCTACAAAACTTCAACCGATGCTTTTCGCTGGGCTAATAGTTGAAGGTGGTATCGTAGGCTACGATACGAGTTTAATGACAGGAGGTGCTGGTGCTAGGTATCTCGGAATTGGCGGTACTCATCAATATAAGAAAGACCAAGTTATAGTTTCGTTAAGAGCAGTTTCGACAAATACAGGAGAAGTTATTCTTAACGTTCAAATATCGAAGACGATTTATTCTTATGGAAATGATCTTTCGGTATTTAAGTTTGTTGATGCTGGCACAGACCTAGTGGAATTTGAAACTGGTATGACAGAAAACGAAGCAAACACAATGGCAGTAAAGATGGCGATAGAGGCTGCAGTCGTGGAAATGATTAAGCAAGGAATAGAAAGGGATATTTGGAGGTACAAATGAAACTAATCAAGAATTTCTTGGTTATGCTTACATTATTGATTCCAGCGATTGCATATGGACAGTCAACAACAAACTCGATCTACATTGAGCAGATCGGCGATGGTTCAACGATAACTATCGAACAAACGGGGAACACTAATACGATCGGTGATACCGTTTTGGATATTCCATTTGATCTTAATGGGGCATCACAAAACATTACGGTAACTCAAGATGGCAACTCTAACTCACTTGATGGAGCGATTAAAGGAGCAAACATTACTGCTAGCATCGACACAACAGGTGATACAAACGATCTTGATTTCGATGTCGGGGCAACTGCGGCCAGTGGATCAACACTTGACTTTGATGTAATAGGCAGTGGCAACGATGTCGACTTTACGCAAGGATCGTTAAACTCTGCTACCAATGCTGATGTCACTGTTGGTATCACTGGTGACTTTAACACGTTTGATTCCACCATCGAAACAGATGATGTTACAAATACATTTGCTGTTACCGGCGATTCAAATGACATGACTATTGTTCAAGATGGTTATGCTGGTAAGAACATTGATATGGATCTTACTGGATCAACAAATACCGTAACAGTTAATCAGAAGAGCACGTTGAATGTTGATTCAATTAATCTCACGTCTACGACGAGCAACAGTACTATTAGCATTAATCAGTGCGACTCCACTGGTTGCTAATGATATTGGTTCGGTAACGCAATCAAAGGGGACTGGCGAAGTAGTTCGTAATCAAACGAAGTACAACGTCAGGCCCCAGTTACCTATTCGTCAAAACGATACAGTAAAGACGGGCAATGGTCGTGTCAGGATTACGTTTGTCGACGATTCAACTGTTAATGTTACCGAACAGTCTCGTTTAGTTATCGATGACTTTGTTTACAATGGTAACCCATCTGCATCGAGGATGGCACTTCGGTTCGCATCCGGGACCGCTAGATTTACATCTGGTTCAGGAAGAATTGCCAAACCGAACATAGCTCTCAGAACACCTTCTGCAACAATTGCCGTTCGTGGAACAGACTTTACAACGACAGTCGATGAGTTCGGTAAGAGCCTAATTATTCTACTACCATCTGATGATGGAACGGTCGGAGAGATCACGGTTTCTAACGCAGCAGGAATTGTTGTCCTCAATCAAGCATTTCAAGCAACTCTTGTCGAGACGTTTGATTCTCGACCATCGCAACCTCTAATACTCAATCTTTCATTGGATATGATCGATAACATGATCATTGTTAATCCACCTGAAGAAATAAAAGAGTATGAAATAGCAGATTCAAGAACTAATATTCTTGATCTCTCAGAACTCGATATAGATTACCTAGAATTTAAGGATCTTGAAAAAGATGATCTAATCTTTGATCAATTGGATAAGGATCTATTGAGTGTAAACTTCTTGGAAGACTATCTTGATGATGGTGGCGGTGATTTGTCCGATTCAGTAGATGGGGTGTCGATTGTAGGAACGACTTTTGGTTATAATGAAAGTACGCAGATCTATGCAATCATTGCACAGGATTCTATAAATATCTCAAGGTATGTTGGTGGCACAATAAGCATTAACTTGTCTAAAGATGAAGGAAAGAATATCCTTCTTAATCAAAATAAAATTATATACGATTTAAAGGTAAATGGCGGTGGATCAGAAATTATCATCACGCAATCTGACTAAGATACTCCTATCCCCATGGATGGCATTGCTTACGTTTGCAATTCTATTATCTGTTAAGTTTGCAGATCCGTATCTCGTAGAGTCAACAAGGTTAACATCCTATGATTATATTATGCTTGATGAAAAAATTGAAGCTGACGGTATTGTTGTTGCAAATATCGGTGAAAAGGCAATTGAAAAATACGGCCAATATCCATTTCCGCGAGAAGTATATTCAGAGATCATAAAAGATCTATACGATAATGGTGCATATCTGGTCACATCAACTATTATGTTTCCCGAATATGATCGATTCGGTGGTGATGGTGCGCTGGAACAAACTTTATCAGAATATCCTATCGTCCTTAGCCAATCGGTTTTAACCGAATGCGGCACTAATCCCAATACAGAAATTCGCCGGACCGGTGTTGCTGTAGTCGGGGATGGTCAGCCGACCGACTTTCTACCAAACTATCCCTGTGTCCTTGATAACATTCCCATTCTTCAAGAAGCTGCAGTTGGAGTTGGTGTAACATCGACATTGCCGGAGAGTGATGGGGTCGTGAGAAGAGTTCCTCTGTTAGCGACTTCAAACGGTGAGTACTATCCTGCATTTGCACTTGAAGTTCTCCGAGTTCTAGCAGGAGATCCTTCATATCAAGCGAAGATAAATCAGTCTGGTGTGGAAGCATTGCGTATTCCTCAATTTGATACTATAAACACTGATCCTTATGGAAGGATCTTTATTAATCCTAATTATTCATTCAAGACGGTAGAGATAGGAGATAATCTTCCAGATCTAACTGGCAGCACTGTGATTCTTGGTGTTTCTGCAACGGGAGTTGTAAACCCAGTTCCAACAGCTTCGGGGGCCCAAACCCCGCATCAAATTCAGGCCAGTCTACTTCAAACTCTATTTGATGGCAATTCTGCATCGATTCCGCAATGGGTAGATTTATTAGATTTGATTGCTTTTGTGATTCTTTCTCTGACATTAATAGTTCTTTCCAGGTTTAAATATTCAATAATTTTTATTGGAATAGTTTTTGCTGGCTATTTGTATTTGCCAGTGTATCTATTTGTACAAAATAATATTCTTTTTGATGTTAGTTTTAATTTACTAGCTGGACTATTAATCTACCTTCATATTTATACCGCTAAATATATCTCTGAATATTTACAGAAACAGCAGATCAAGAAACAGTTTGGAACGTATCTGTCTCCTGCTATGGTCGAGAAGCTGCAGAAGAATCCTGAACTGTTAAAGCTAGGTGGTGAGTCGCGTGAGCTGTCGATCATGTTTACAGACGTGCGGGGATTCACAACGATCTCCGAACACTACGGCGAAGACGTTCAAGGTCTGACTAAGATAATGAATCGTTACATGACAGCTATGACAAAAACAATTATTGAAAACGAAGGAACTATAGATAAGTATATAGGCGACGCGCAGATGGCGTTTTGGAATGCACCGTTGAATGACCAACATCATGCTTTACATTCAGTACAAACGGGGTTAACAATGCTAAAAGACTTGGAGACATTTAATGAAGAGATTGCAAGAGAAGGTATACCTGCTTTTGGCATGGGTCTTGGTATTAACACTGACACTGTTGTGGTTGGTAACATGGGTTCTGATCAACGTTTCGATTACACTTGTTTGGGGGATGGAGTTAACCTTGCAGCGCGTCTTGAAGGTCAAACAAAAAGTTATGGCGTCAAAATTATTATCGGGCCTAAGACAGCCGGATATATCAAAGACATTTACCAAGTTATTCAGCTCGACCTTATAGCTGTTAAAGGTAAAACAAAGCCAGTAAAGATCTATACTGTTGTTGAAAACTGGGATAACATTGGACACACTCAACACAAAAAGTTCCTAGCACTATATCGTCAAGGTCACTTTGATGTAGCTAAGAGATATGCAATAGAGTTAAAACAATCATTCCAGGGTCAGCTGTTCGAATACTATACAATGATGATAGAACGGATCGACCATCTCAAAATCGAAAAGCCAAAAGATTGGGATGGAGTTTATAGAGCTACATCAAAATAACTGTGTACATTTAATGAAAAGTAGTGTAGGATAACCTATAATGTGCAAAGGAAATATGATGCAGATCTCTGTTGAAGGTTTTTCAAAGAAAAAAACAGACGAACTCGTAGAGGCAGTTCAGTTTTTTGCCAAACAGCTGATGCACGGTAAGATGGTTAATAATCTTACAATCGATATTGAGAAGTGCCACCGCTTGGATGTGATGGGCGAATGTATCAATGAAGATGATACGAAGAATCCTCGTTGGTTTACGATCAACCTTCGTGATAGCAAAGACGATGAAGACATTGTCAAGACACTAGCTCATGAAATGGTTCATGTTAAGCAATATGCCAAGAACGAATTGGC